GTAAAAGCAAGATTAGCAACCGGAGGCACAGCAACTGGCGCAACTGTTTTATCTGATGAAGCAGATCCTGCTACAGCTTTAACTTTAAAAGCAGCAAAAGATACTTTTGCACAAGCAGATTTAGGTTCTAGAACTGTTCAAAAAATTACTCTAACATCAGGTTCTGGTGATGATAATTCAGGTGTTACTTATACTGTGGTTGGAACTGACCACAATGGAAGTAGCATAACTGAGGATCTTACTGGTCCTGCGGGAGGAGCTACAGTAACTTCAACTAAATTTTATAACACTGTTACTAGTATAACTGGAGACAGTTCATCTACAGATATTTCTGCTGGAGTAACATCAAGCGGAATGCATGCTGTCCTTGCAGATGGTAGAACTAGAGTTAGAGGAATGCATGGAGTTATTGCAAGCGCAGATACATTTTTATTTAAAACATCATCAAGCACAGGATCTACAATTATGCCTTTAACTGCAGATGCAGGNGANTTAGATCCATATATTCCTGANGATGGAGTTTTATTTANTGAAGGTGCATACCTTCCAATGGATCAAGGTGATATAACAGGTTTGACAGTATACCTAGACGCATAGGAGTTTAGATGGCTAATACTACTTCAGGAACAGAAACGTTCGACAAAACTTTTTCTATTGATGAAATAATAGAAGAATCATTTGAACGTATCGGTTTAAATTCTGTGGCTGGCTATCAAATGAAGTCAGCCAGAAGATCTCTTAATATCTTATTTCAAGAATGGGGTAATAGAGGTATTCACTATTGGGAAATAGCAGAGACCAATATTGATATGATTGAAGGTCAAGCTGAATATAAATTTTTTAGAGCAAGTGGTGATGGCACAAGTGCAACAACTACACCTACAAATGGGATTTATGGAATGTCCGATGTCCTTGAAGCACAATTAAGAGCTAATAGAACTCAAACTACACAATCAGATAGTCCTATGACTAAAGTTGATAGATCAACTTATGGAGGTTTTTCAAATAAACTTTCTAAAGGTACACCTAATCAATATTTTGTGCAAAGATTTATTGATCATGTAAGTATTAGTGTATACCCAACACCAGACTCTACAAATGCATCTAAAGATATGCATATTTATTACATAAAAAGAATTCAAGACATAGGCGATTATACTAATGCAACAGATGTGCCTTTTAGATTTGTACCTTGTATGGTATCAGGTTTAGCCTTTTATCTTGCACAAAAATATCAACCACAAATGGTGCAAGCTATGAAACTTTATTACGAAGATGAATTTGCAAGAGCATTAGCAGAAGATGGTTCAGCTTCAAGTACACACATAACACCTAAAACTTATTATCCAGGAACATAATGTCTAAGTATGCAACAGGTAAATATGCAAAAGCAATATCAGATAGGTCTGGTATGGAGTTTCCTTACAGAGAAATGGTAAAAGAATGGAATGGTGCATTTGTTCATGTTTCAGAGTACGAGCCTAAACAACCACAATTAGAGCCTAAACCACAAAGTGCAGATGGCGTTGCATTATTAAATGTAAGAACAGATAGAACTGAACCAGCAACTACTGTTAGAATACCTGACAATGGTTTTGAAACCTATGAAGCAGGTTCTAGAATTATAAATGTTTTTTCACCAGGACATGGTTTAGTTAGTGGAACAACTTATAGATTTAGAGGTCCACCAACAATTTCTGCAGGTGGAAATGTTTTTCAATATTCTAACCCTCAAAATTTTGATGGAATTACAGGTGCTAATATTGCAAAATCAACAGGTTACGCTATTACGACTGGAATATATAAAAACGATGCAGCAATAACGACAGATTATTCTACATCTAATTATTTTCATTTTACAGTTGATACAGATACTGCTACAAGTGGTAGTGTAAAAGGAGGAGGTTATGGTTGTTCAGTAGGACCCGTAACTATAGAAGCATGATTAAATATATTATAAATAAAATTAAAAGTTGGTTTTCTTCTAAAAAAGAAATAGACCCTCACGAAGAATTATACCTTAAAGAAGAAGTTGAGCAAAAAGGATTCCCAATAATAAATAAAGTAAATCATAAAATGGAAAAAATACTTAGAAAGCATAAAGGAGATTCTAAATAATGGCTGGATTAAGTGCATCAGGATTAATAACACAAATAAGAAGTTATACAGAAACAGATTCAAATGTTCTAACAGATGCTGTTTGTGAAAATATAATTTTAAATGCACAATACAGAATATTTAGAGATGTCCCTATTGATGCAGATAGAAAACAACAAGATGGTAATCTTGTTGTAGGTCAAGAAACAATTAATGCTCCAGCTGGAGCTGTATTTATCAGAGGAATACAAGTTTATGACTCTACTTCAGCTATAACTGGACCTAATATATGGCTGGAGAAAAAAGATATAACATATCTACAAGAATATGTTTCTTCCACAGCTTCTGCAAAAAGAGGTCAACCCAAGTATTATGCTATGTTTGGTGGTGCTACGGGAGAGTCAGATACAACATCAGGTAGGATGATGTTTGCTCCTGTTCCAGATCAAACATATAAATTTAGAGTTCATTATAATGCAGCACCTGCATTATTAGAAAATAATGATACCAATTATATTAGTCTTAACTTTCCAAATGGGCTATTATATTGTTGTCTATCAGAGGCATACGGATTTTTAAAAGGTCCCATAGATATGTTGACACTATATGAAAATAAGTATAAACAAGAGGTACAAAAGTTTGCTAACGAACAAGTTGGTAGAAGACGAAGAGACGACTACACTGATGGAGCTATTCGTATACCAATAAATTCAGCAAACCCATAGGAGATAAATTATGGCAATATCATCGGCAGTTTGTAACAGCTTTAAACAAGAAATTTTAGTTGGAACACATAACTTTACAGCATCAAGTGGTAATACTTTTAAAATTGCATTGTTTACAAGTGATGCATCTTTAGGTGCTAGCACTACAGCTTATTCAACTTCAAATGAAATTTCAAATACATCTGGATCTGCATACTCTGCAGGTGGTGCAACTCTAACGAGTGTAACTCCAGCTTTATCTGGATCAACTGCAGTTTGTGATTTCTCAGACGTAAGTTATACTTCTGCTTCTTTTACAGCTAATGGTGCTTTAATTTATAATGATACACAATCAGACAAAGCAGTAGCAGTTATTGCTTTCGGTGGTGACAAAACAGTTTCTTCTGGAACTTTTACAATTCAATTTCCAACAGCAGACGCAAGTAACGCAATCATTCGTATAGCGTAAGGAGGAAATCCTTATGTCGGAAACATCAATTTGGGGTGGAGATAGCCCCTCAGTTGCATGGAACCAAAACACATGGCAATCTAATACTATAGTTGTAGAATTAACAGGTGTAGCCGCTACTACATCTTTAGGTAACTCTGAAGAATTTAACGAAACAGGTTGGGGAAGATTAGCTTGGAACGATGCTGATTGGGGTGAAGGAAGAGATGAAACTATTTCTGTTTCAGGTTTTGAACTAACTTCTTCTACAGGTTCTATCAATATAGAAGTTGCATACCTATTAGAAATGATAGGAAGTAACCACTCTTTAACTTCTAGTATTGGAAGTGTAGTGGTTGATGCAGAGATTGGAGTTCCTGTTACAGGTGTTCAATCAGAATTTGCAACACCAACTATGTCTTATGCTGGAACATTAGTTGGTTGGGGTAGAGATGGATGGAATGAAAACTCTTGGGGTGAATCTCCAAATCAAGTTCTTACTTTAGTAGGTAGAGAAGTAACTTCAAGTGTTGGATCTCCTACTTTAGGATTTGCATATGAATTATCTGGTCAAGAAGCAACAACAAGTGTTGGTAGTGTTAGTTTTGTAATTAGTCCAACAGTTTCTGTTTCCGGACAAACAGCTACAACAAATGAAGGAATTTTAGGTTTAGCTTTTGGTGTAAGCACTGAACCAATAGCAAATGTATCAGCAACATCAAGTTTAGGAACTCCAGGTTTAGCTTTTGGTGTAAGCACTGAGCCAATAACAGGAGTGTCATCAACATTTGGTCTAGGAGATATTACAATTACTTCTATTGAATTAGTTGATGTAACAGGTGTATCTGCAACATCTGGTGTAGGTTCAATTATTACAGAAGTTGCGTATGAATTATCAGGACAATCTTCTACATTCTCTGTGGGATCTATTACGCCTCCAGATATAGTTCAAGGATTAGTAACAGATGAGCTTACATCTACCGCAGGTTTACTTGGAATACAGGCTTACGCAAATATTGACACTGGATCAAATACAAGCTATACAAGTGTTGCAACTGGATCGAATGATACATATTCGGATGTTGCAACTGGATCAAATACGAGTTATAGTGACGTCGCATAGGAGAAAATTATGGCATCAACATACACACCATTAGGTGTTGAACTTCAAGCAACTGGTGAAAACGCCGGTACATGGGGCACAAAAACTAATACTAATTTACAAATCATAGAACAAATTTCTGGTGGTTTTACACAACAATCAATAGCTGGTGGTGCACAAACAACTACATTATCTGTTTCTGATGGATCAACTGGTGCAGTTTTATCTCACAGAATGATTGAGTTTACTGGTACAATTACAGGAAATCAAATTGTAACAATACCTTTAGATGTTCAAACATTTTATATCTTAAGAAACTCAACTTCAGGAGCATACACGGTACAGTTTAAATATGTTTCTGGATCGGGAGACACATTTACTTTTGCAACAACTGACAAAGGTGATCAACTAGTTTTTGCAACAGCTAATGATGGTACAAATCCAGATATTGCAACTTTAAGTTTTGGTGATGTTACACTCACAGGAACACAAACTTTAACTAATAAAACTTTAACTTCACCTAAAATTGGAACTTCAATTTTAGATACAAATGGAAATGAACTTGCACTTTTAACAGCTACAGGTTCTGCCGTAAATGAATTTACAATAGCAAATGCTGCTACAGGAAATGATCCTACACTATCTGCAACAGGTGGTGATACAAATATTGACATAGCTATTAAGCCAAAAGGATCTGGAGAAACAGTTGTTGGAACAGGTGCCGCAAATGCAACTATAACTTCTAGCGGAGCACACGATTTAATTTTAGATACTAATTCAGGTTCTAACTCAGGTACAATTACAATTACAGATGCAGCTAATGGAGATATAACTATAGCTCCCAATGGGACTGGAGTCGCTAAAGCAGTAGATGCTGGTGACAACACTGGTGCAATTAAAATTGCAGGTAAGGAAAGTATTTGGGTTCCTGCTGCTTCTATGTATCCTAATACAACGAATGGCGCTGAAGGTCCAAATCAAGTAGAATTAGGCAATGGACCTGAACTTAAAACTTTTGATTTTGATAAAGATTCAGACGAGTTTGCACAATTTGCTATTGCTTTTCCAAAATCTTGGAACGAGGGCACAGTAACTTTTCAAGCATTTTTTACAGCGAACACAACAAACACTGGAACAACATCATGGGCTTTACAAGGAGTTGCGTTAGCTGATGATGGAAGTCTTAACACTGCTTTTGGAACTGCAGTTGCACCAACAGCAAAAGCGATGAGTGGAACAGCAAATGATTTAGCAGTTACAGCAGAAAGTGGGGCGGTTACTATTGCAGGCTCACCTAGCACAGATGAGTATGTATTTTTTCAAATTTCAAGAGACGTATCAGCGGATGATTTAACAGCCGATGCAAAACTTTTAGGTATTAAATTATTCTTTACTACTGATGCTGCTAACGACGCATAGGATAATAAATTATGAAAGACTCAGATAACCCTTATTTAATAGAGGGTAAAAAAACTAAAAAAGATCAAGGACCAAAGAAAAAAATGTTCGGTTACCGAGTCTTAGGATTTGGTGGCGGAA